CACCTTCGGTGGAAGAGGCGTGAAGGTGAGAGAAGATAAGTCCGCTTATGTTCGCTCAGTCGTAGACCCCACAGTCTTCACAGGGGTGTGTATGGACGAATTCTATTTAAACCGCCTAATACACCCTATTGGGTATGGCGAAACGTAAATCGAAGTCCAGAACACGTAAAATGAATATTGAACCAGCTGTAATGACTGTTCCAGTCACAATGCAAGTTCCTTTTGGACAGCATAGTTTTACAGCCGATCTAAGTCAAATGACTTCCATTATGAATAGACGTTTTTATCGTCAAGGTTTGAATTGGGCGGTCGCTGGATTCAAAGTTAGACTTGTCGGAACTGGAATAGGATCTGTTGGCGTTAGCAAACTTCCGACGACATGGACATTTTCAAACTCCTGGACTAAAGGATTTAGAACATGGCAAGAAATGAATAACCGAGCCACTGATGATGCTGAATCAGTAGAGGGTCGATTTTTAGACTTCAAAATATATGCTGATGATTTTCATCATCAAGCAGGTTATGGTGCGAATCTCCTACCAGCCGATGAAGTCGGTGTTGCTGCAACTGTAGCAGGAGAGTGGATACCTTCACAGATTATTACTCCTAATAACGAAGGTTTCCCAAATAATTCTCTGTCATATCGTGTAATCGGTGTTGGCGATAATTATCCAGGAGCGGATCCAGACGGGTTTGACGCAGTATCCTTGGTTCAAGGATATGCAAACAGTAGGGCTCTCCCTTCCCAGTCTGATCCAAATACACCAGCAGAACTAACTGATGCAGATGGTGCTACTCCTGAAAACTGGATGAGTGCTGTTCAGAATGAAGGCACAACTCAAGACAGTGACGTACTTGCAGTCGTTAAAGCATATGATCAACCGCCGTATCCATATGAAAATGATGGTACAGCAGTTACTACAATGTATCCAGGCGGGGCTACTCAAATGCCGAATTTGTTACTACATGATGTTACAGATTTGACATCAACAACAATTTCTGGTTCAAGTTACTTGAAAGGCGGAAATTTCCCTTGTGGATTGGTTAGGTTCAACTGTTCTAACAGTGGTTCAGAACCGATTAACCTAGTTGTTCTCATCGACTTAGTGCCAGGTACTCATCGTGGATACATGGCCGAATCAATGTTGGAGATGTGAGATTGATGCAAGCAGTTGCGGAAAATGCCAAGGAACTAACCTTGGGAGCAAAACTCTTGAAGCAATTAAAAGAGAATCGAGTTGAAGCTATGATCGTAACGATTTTGCTGTATTCAACTGGAGTCTTGGAAAAAGCATACGTTGCAGGTGTGGGTGTCTGCTAATGCAGTGCAACCATTACAACGGTAAGCAACGATGTAAAGCACATGCCCTAAAAGGCAATTACAAATGTATGTTTCATGCTAAGCCAGGGCAAAAGAAGCTTTACAGAAAAAAAAGGAGTGAAAATTGATGCCATTTTTTGAAATATCAGGCGAAATATTTGAAACGGAATATGGACCAATCACTGAAAAAGAGGTTTTTGAAGCCATTGACGATATGACCGCATTTTACATTCTATCTGAAGGTGATTTTAGTGATGTCCGATTACAAAGACTCGAAGAGATCGGTATGGAAGCAGCGCATCGAAGTCTGCGGAAATCTGTTAGAAGCGGCGTTGGCGTTGTCGCTTTGCCGATTAGCCTTATACCTGGTCCAGGAGGACTCCTGGCCCGTAAAACTACTAGCGCTATTACTTCTATTCTTGAACTTGGTATGGGCAGCAATGCCTCTGATGCGTATATGCGTTCCCAAGTTAAGAAAGAAATAAGGGACCGTGTCCGTAAAGAAGTTGCTCGACAAGAAGGACGAAGTTCATGAGCAACATAGATCGAGAGAAACCCTGCCCAGAATGTGGCGAGGTTGCTATTTTAGACGGCGAAGCCCGTATTTGCTATGAATGCTGGAATAATCTGGTTATTGCTGAAGCAGAAGAAGAATGAAATTCTCAAGGAGGGGGCCTCCTGACATTACCCCCTCCCAAGAATTATGTACTTTGTGTATACACGTTGTATACATGGCGACATTATATTGGCGACACAAAAAGAATGGAAAATGGACATGGTCTCGTGTGGTCCCACACGAAGATTCCAGTATGAAAGAAGTAATCAAAGAATTAATTGATTACAATATGATACTTCCCCTGGAGGAAGAACAGTGACTTGTAACCATCGAACGTGTAGAGTGTGTAATGTTGACCCGAAACGTTTGTGTCTCAATGAGATTGCAGCTCGGAAATCATCTTTGATTCCTAAGATGCGTTTGAAAGGTAAGCGAAGTGTCCAAACAGAATTCTCGACGATCAGTGGGAATTTTGGCAAATGGTGTCGCAATGGTATTTGCCCAGTTATCAACTCTGGCTGTCAATGTAAACCTGTATATCATTGGCGTCATCGACGCAATTCTAAGTAATGTTCTTAGAATGTCACCTTCGGTGGAAGAGGCGTGAAGGTGAGAGAAGATAAGTCCGCTTATGTTCGCTCAGTCGTAGACCCCACAGTCTTCACAGGGGTGTGTATGGACGA